AATCAACCCCTGACCCATCCCTAACAGGCAGGCCAATCGTGTAATCCGTCCCAGCACTATCTTTAACAATGAACGGAGCACCAGGGACAGGCACATAACCACCGAGTGATCGGAGGTTAGGCAGCTTCAGGTTAAGACCGAGCAACATTACAGCAGTCCAACGATGTTGCTGGCAGTCGTGTTGGTTGACCAGACCCGTCGAGCCATCACCGGCAGGATAACGCCAGCAGGGACGTTGTAGAAGATCACGCTTCCACCGCCGGTGTCGTTGATCCGCACGTTACCCGACCCGCCGATGTAGAGCGCACGAACGGGCGCAACCAGATCAGAGTCGGCAGGAGTGATAGCAATGCAGTTGACTGCACAACTATCGGGTGTCGTTGAGAATGGTGCAGCCATGTTAGACCTCTACCCACGAACTGGATGATGTTGAAGAATCTTGCCACAAGTTAGTGACCGGAACAAACGTCGTGCCGCTACTGTCTTTGACTTCTCGCGGCACCACAAACTGAACAGCAGAACTCGATAAAACAATCAGCGAAGCCTGATACTGCACCCCGTTACTATCTCTGACCAGAAAACTAGATTCTGTCGGGTCAATACGAGTCCAAACATTACTGTCGCCTCGTACCTCTTGCCAGATCCCACCGCTGATCGGCAGCGAACTGAACGGTACTTCAGAGAATGCCGCAATCCCGAACATCAGAACGTCACTTCCGTCGTCTCAATCTTGCACGCCCACCGGATCGTCGTCGAAGCCTGACCAGTCACAGTTACCGCAAGGCAACCGTTAGTTGTGTCGGCAGACAGAGCAACCGTCCATGTAGACGCTCCAGCATCCCCATACGGACTCGTCACTGTCGATCCTACCAATGTGGTTGATGCGTTAGTCAGACCTTTCTTGATCTGACCGTCAAACGTCCACGATTTTGAATCACCACCTTCAACGGCAGCAATGACAGACCCTTTGAAGTAGTACGCACTATCAAACGGCAGTCGTAATTGATTTGATGTGGTTGCCGACGAAGTGTTAGACCGCAAGATGGTAGACAGCGCAGAGATAGTCACTGCACCAAGGATCAGCAAACCACCTTGAGAAGCCCCAGCTTTTGACGCTACTGGAGTCAAACACGCAGGGAATGCGTGATACCCAACAACACTCCTGGTTGACCCATACGCACCACCAAGAATCGCAGAATGAGAGGAGTTGGCTTGATGGTTTTGGCCTCCACCAACCACCGCATATGCGCCTGACGTGGTGTTTGTATACCCACCCAAAACAGCGGAGTATGAGCCACTAGCAACATTCAACTCTCCCCCAGCAACCGTAGCGTACGTGCCAATAGCTTCGTTACTCAGTCCACCACCAATTGCTGTATTGACAGCAGAGGCGACGTTCAACCGTCCTCCAGCAATTGCAGCATAAGTTGCGCTTGCGGTGTTTTGCAGACCACCACCTGCCGATGAGTACCCACCAGACGCGACGTTTTCCCGGCCTCCGCCAACCATTGCGTAATCTGCGCTGGCTACATTCAACCGGCCTGCCGCAACACCGCTGGCAAGGTTGTTTGCTTGGTTATCTATGCCGCCGCCAATAAAGGAATTGTTGCCTGTTGCAAAGTTCCCAGCCCCCCCTACAACAGCACTGTAGGAATTGGAAGCCTTGTTGTCACTCCCGCCACCAAGAAAGGAGTAGTCGCCGCTTGCAACATTTGCAGCATTGAGCCTAAAACCAACTAAGTCAACGGCATATTGACCACGCTTATTACCACCAGCAGTCGTACCTGTCGGAACCTGTGCAAGCAGAGCACCAGTCCCTTTTTTTACTAACGCAAGGTCGCCGTTAGTCGTGGTAACGGCAGACGTAAGACTAGCGACATTTACCGTGGCATTAGGCGAGGCACTACTGATCTCACCCGTCACCGGCAGACTGTCAGTGCTTACTGACTTGCCAGCAGGGTAAGTACAGAACACATCCTTAACGCCAGACCCAAATCCGACAAGACTTCCGTTGGCACTGCTTGCAAGAACGGTGTCTCGAGTCAGCGATCCGGCTCCGACCGTACCGATACCGACTTCCCAGTCAGCAGTTGATTGGATGCAGTAATAGGTCGTGTTTCCAACCCCGATAGACGAGAAACCTTGATACCCCTGCACAGCACCCAGCAGGGAAATCGTCCCCGTTCCTTGGGTGGTCGTAGTCTCTTTGACGCGATCTTTCAGTACGAGCGCCATTATCGACTCACTCGCATTGTCAACGGTGACGCACTGAACTCAGCATCATCGTCCGACTTCGTAAGACTGTTGATGCCACGCTGATACAACGTCGCCCAGGTCTGCAACCGAGCATCGTTCATGAGATACGGCTCAGCCTCACCCAGCGAGCCATACAGCAAACAATCCATCGCGTTCACCGTCCAGACGTTTGTCGTCTGCGTGCTTGAGAGGAAAGGTGGCGAAGCGTAATACAGCATATACAGCGTATACGCATTGTCAGGGTAGGGGGCGAACTTGAACTCGTCTGCCAGGATCGTGTATCGAGTTGGCTTGCCAGAGTACGTAGACTGCGCGTTGCTCGTGAACAGAGACGGAGTGAGGTAGATCACAGGCTGGAGCGGGTCTCCATCGATGTACAGGTCACGCATCTGGAGAAAGTCTGACGGTAGTTGCACCGTCGCATCGCCACTCGTGGTGGTAGTGGTGACGTTCTTCAGCATCTGACGGATGCGAAGCTCTCGACGTAAGCGAATCTCTGCCAGCCGAATGAAGTCAGGGATCTGGCTACTTAGATCGCTTCTTGCGAGATAGTTTGCGATTGCTGTTTGCAGATCGCTGTAGGTCGTGAGGGCCATGCTTTACATCATCCCATCCGAATGTCTTGACTCCGATATGCCCGATGTGCATCGACAATTCGTGGTCTACCCAGACAGGAATGTCGTTTTCCATGCAGCGGACACAGAAAGTGACGTCTTCCCCAATTACGTTCCCATGATCCGTCCAGATGATGTCAAACCAAGGACGGGGAACCTTCTCAAACACTTCTCTACTGACAAGCGTACACGCAAAACCGACCGCTGTCACCTGCTCAATTCCCTGCTTACCCCGTGACTCTACCTTGTGCCACACCTGATACGGTTCGCCTTCAGGCTTGCCGTTCAACATCTCCCGCTCAATCTTGAGATTCAGCGCGGTAGGCAGAATCGGCTCCCTCCTGGTAGTGGCATTAGTCCCGATCATCGACACCTGTCTTGACTGTAGGATCTCCAGCGCATTAGCAGGAAACCGTTGATCCGAGTCAATCCACAACGTCTGATCTGCACCCCACTCCAGAGCCTCCGATGCCAGCTTCTCCCTTTGCGTAAAGATCAGCGTTCCCGGCATCTGCAACAACTGGATGTCGTTTACTCCACGCTTGGCCTCGTAAGCACACAGCCTAGCAAGGTCGAAACAGAATCCAGACATCACCTCGTCCCTGCATGGGACACAGATTGCAACTTTCAAATATGCCCCGGATGAGTTCTGAAAAATCGGTTGTCAGGGTGGTTAAGAAAGGCTTTGAATGCCTTGTCATCAATAACTTTGAACCCTTTCAGGACGCGCTTGCGATTTAAGTCGTCGATAACCGTCAGCGGCAGGGTCGCAACGTGCGTTGCAAACTCCTTGAACGTGCCATCGGAGTCGTTAAATTTACGCTTGTTGGCTTCAATGATATGGGAAACATCCTGTCTTGTTTCCAATATCACACCGTCGTCAGTTTCGTGAGCGACAGTAACAGAGCCTTCGTTTACTGAAAATAATTTTGGCATATTAAAAAGCGTCCCCATCCGAAGATAGGGACGCCCACTCAGTTAAGAGTTACAGCGCGGGATTTAGATCCGCAACGATAGCCGAAGCAGCTTCGTTCCGCATCTCGAGCGTAAACTCGCAAAGCAACTGCGTCTTTTCCGAGTCGCCGGTCTTTGCCAGATCATTCGTCTGGAACGGACGAAGATACGACAGAGCCATATACTCAGGATCAATCAGCAGCGCGTCACGAGTACGCATAAATCTATCAGGGACGATTGAAATTTGGCCGAAATCTCCCATATAAATTTCAGCCGCCCCGATAATTGTCGTCGGTTGATCTCCAGGAGCCATATAACGCTGTGCAGCGATACCGGCAAACGAACTGACCTTCTGCTTCAGACCGGAACCAACAACCAGCATCGTCGGATTGCCACCCGAATCAAATACAGCAGCAATCTCGTCCTTCAGAAGCTGCTCGGTAAACGTACGAGTCGCGCCATCCGAACGGGTCGAAACGCCGATAGTCGTCGGGTCAGTACCAGAAGTACCTTTCGACGTATTGGTTTTCAGCCAGGACAGAATTGCACCGAGTTTACGAGCAGACGATGACGAGCCAGCATCGCGGCCTTGGTTGGCAGTGATGATGGTTTCCATGTCCCTTTTAAGCTCACTCGATGCGCGGGCAAGCTGGTATGCGCGTTCCGAGCGCCTTCCTGCTTTGTTAACTGCCTCGAGCGTTCCTGAGGTTTGCACCACTTTCTGCACGATTTGGGTATAGTTCCCCAAACGAACCGTCGGGCTGATCGTCGCGGAAACTCCATCGGCACCCTCGACTGCGGCATTCGCTGCGGTAGCGGCTGCAAGCGAATCAGTCTGCCATTCGTGAAACACAGCGGTCGCTTTGGTGCGAGCCAGAGTGCTCATGATCGGGGTTTCGGTCGGGCTGATGTCGTAGATGACATCGATCAAATCTTCGCGCTGGCCAATGGCCGTGTGTGCGGTAAAGGTAGGCATGATGGACCTCAGTAATTGAATCGTTCAAACAATGAAGCTGCATCCCTGGCTTTGCCAGACTTACGCAGCCGGTTTCGTTCCTGCTTCGCTGCATCAGATTCAGGGTTTGAAACCTTGCCAGTTCCGGGCTTTAGCGTCTTAGGAGCCTCGGCAACACGCTTCGTTACCTCCGGCGACTTCGACACTAGCTTGCGGTACTGAGCGGCTTCCCACAAAACCTGAACAGCGCGTGAGTCATAAACCTGATTGAGTTCGCCTTCCGTAAAACCGACGTTCTGTGCATACGAGCGAATATCCCGTCGGACTTCTTCACCCTTCTGCGGATCGGCATACTCTGGAATGGCTTGCTGTAGTCGGGCCTGTTGCTCGGCAAGATACTGCTGGAGTTGCGTCTGACGCTCCGCTTGTTGCTTCTCGGCAATGCGTTGCTTTTCAGCCTGTACTGCGGCTAGTTGCTTGTCTCGCTGGACAGACTCTGCGACTTTCATCGCGTAGCCAATCGGATCGGACTCTTTCAGTGACTCTAAATCTTCCGACTTGTTCTGCTCCGATAGAACCTTTTCAATCAGTTCCAATCGTTGAGCGTACTGGTCTCGGAGTTGTTTGGCTTGCTCGACAGCGGCTTTCTCAGCTTCGATTGCCTTCCGCTGTTCTGCTAAAGCCTGGGTTTTCTGAGTGTAATCAGTGCCAAGTTGATAGCTCTTAATCAGGTCGTCCAACGAAACTTCGCGTTCCTCACCTGCGGCTTTCACCCGGTAGCGCGGTGTTTCCTCGGCTTCCTGCTGCTCAACTACAACCTCCGTTTCCTGCTGCTGTGCCTCGGGAGTGGGCTGTTCGCCTTCCTCCGGCCCCATCAAGCCTAGAAACGCATTGGCTGCACTGTTTACATCCAGCGGGCCACTTCCTTGCGGATTGGTGTCCATATCACCCCTTAAAGTATCTTCCAGCGTTTACGCTTAATCTCGGCAGTGTCAACAATCGACTGAAAGTGATTAACAACCGTGGTTAAGCATTTAATCATTCTATACGCATTTTCTCGTGCGTCAATATCTTGCTCGGACGAGTTAAGAATCAGGTCAATCTGCTCCTGTTTCAGCTTTTCCAGTTCACCCCGGAAATAATCGTCTCGCAGTAGATTCGCCGCCTGCTCTGGACTCATCCCGGAATCTCGACGTTTTGCGTAATCCCAGCACCGACCTTCGCCGCCTTCAGTTGAGCCTCAACCGCAAACTCCTGCTGCTTCAGTTGTAGCTCTGCTGCGGCTTTCTCACGAGCCAGTTGAATGTCGGCTTGAGCCTTCATCCGCTGCGTCTCAATCGCTGCCAGTGCCTTCTGTTGCTCGATCTGGATCTGGGCTTGCGCCTGAGCCATCATCGCGTCCAGAGCAGGATTAGACTGCTGCTGCGGAGGTGGATTGCTCAGTTGCTGGTCAAGTTCGGGGGGAATCTCTTTGAAAAACTCCGTCGAATCCTTCAGCCCCGCAGCCTCGATGAACCGTCCCAGCGTCGCCCGATACTGCCCGACAGAGACAAGCGGATTGGCAGGACCGTATTGTTGGAGAATCTGCTCTTGCTTCGACAGGATCATCTGAAGCATTGCCATCTGCTCGTTCTTCGATCCGGTCCCGAGTCCGACACTGATTGAAACGTCGTACAAGTTCGACCACTCTCGCGGGTCCATCTCGACGAATTTGCCACGCATCCGAATCAGACGGGGCTTGTCTTGGTACTTGCAGAGCAGATGCAGAATGCCCCGGAAAAGGCTCTTAACGCCCGTCTCAGCGAACAGACGAGCGATTAGCTCCATCTTGCCAGCACCGGCTTGCATCGTCGCTGCTACAGCCGCAGCCGTGACGTTTTGCAGGATGTTGGGATCGAGACCTTGCGAAGTCTCCGACACCCCAGACCGCTTGGCTTGCACCGAGTCAAAATAGCCCAGCATCGGGTAAGCGGAACCAGTGATGTCCGGCACCTGAATCGGAGCCACTGCACCAGTCGATTTCGTCCTGACAACACCACCAGGAGTGACGTTCAGCAAGTCATCCAGGTTCACCTGCCCGTCAACAACCTGCATCCTGGCGTTGTTGATGAGGTAGAGATTGTCCAGCATCTGCCGAGTGACCGTAGACTTGATTAGCTGAATGTCCATCGTCCGGTCTGCCAGCGACTGACCGAAGAACTTGTGCGGAATCGGGATCGGGCAGATCACGTGAAACGGCACGTAATCGGTCGGAATGTTGGCTTCCCGCCCGTCAGCGTAGGTCAGAATCGTACTGTTGGAGTAGAAAATCTGACGGAGTTCTGCAATCCCATCCTCGTCGTAATCGACGTAAAGATAAGACTCGTAGACCTCGACCTCTTGCATTGACTCGTCAAGACTGTCTTGCTCGTACGGTTCTTCACCAGGAGAGTATCTAGCGATCCGCTCCTCGGTGAAGTCAAGACTGTTGTAGACGGGCAGCTTGTAAACCTCGTCCTTGTCGAACCCCATCTGAACGAGTTCCGACCGAGGCATCAGCCTGCGGTGCGCCATGAACGGTGATTTCGTCTCACCGAACCGCGCTTTCTTGCTGACGATCAGTTCTTCGGGAGGGATGCAGTCAATCTGAATCCTGCCCGACTTGGTTTTCTTGCGAACGACAACATTGTGCGAACGGGTAACCTGATCGACAACCGTCCCGTCCGGCATCTGCATCTGCGATACGGATTCTTCCGTCTCCTGCCCGACGATCTCCATCGTACCGTCTGACAGTAGTAGGACGAGTTCCGTGTCCGACAGACCCCGGTAGGTTTCCTCGTCTACTTCGATCTTTTCTTCCCAGACCGCTTTCACAGTCCCGGTCTTGGCAAGCAGCGCGTCCTTGAACCAGTCATGCAGGATGGCAAAACCGTTGTTGTCCTTGCTAAACACCCAATTAGCGTAGTCCGTCGCTTGTTTCGCCCCTTCCTCGTCTTGCGGTCCAACAGGTTCAAACCGGCCTATTTCGTCGCTGGCAGTAAATACGCGGATGAGTTGCGGCAGCGCACCATCAATGACCTCTGCCACCTCGCCGGTAACGATCTGGCTGCGACCTTCTTGCTCGTTGCCGTAAGGGTTTCGCAGGTAGTAATTCAGTGCTTCGGCACGTTCTGCTGTGGTTTCGCTGTCCAGCATCCCGATAGCATCGTCGATCTCTGCTTGCAGAATGCCGGTGAGAGTCCCGTTATCCATTTACCACCTCGCGCCTAAAATACTTCCGCTTCTCTGGATCTTTTGTCTCCAGTTCAGCGAGTTTCTTCTCTAGTTCAGCAACCTTGCGTTGTAGTTCTTCAAATTCGCGCTTCTGAACGATGAAACCTTGTGGCATTAGCATCAGACCACCCACCTTGTATTGACGTTGATCGGCTTCGACCAGGATGATGTTTCATTCAGACCGACTGCAAGATAACGAAATGCGTCCGATCCGTGGCTAGACCAATCGTGTAAGGGTCTATCATAAAAGACTTTCTGCTTTTCGTCGAAAGTCCGGCGGTAATTCCGCAGGCAGTTCAACCCTTCGCTCGTTTGCGGGATGTTGAACCAGCAGCGGGGCAAAAGTCTGCGGACAGCTTGGATACCGTCATCCACCGATAAACGTGGCGCAATCGTGCAACTGAGGTCAGCCTGCTGCAAGACCTCCAATCGAGACTTTCCCGATCCTAATTCCCTGACCTGTACGTCGTGCGGGACGATGTGCTCGGCCTTGTGCCAACCCTTGTTCCGCAGTTCGCGGACGTACCAATCCAGTCCGACTCCGTGGTTCTCAATGTAGTCTAGGAGTCTGACTTCTTGTCCGTGGACTTGTGCGATCCAGATCGAAGTCGAGTCGCCAATGCCGAGATCCCATGCAGCAAACGTCTTGCAGAGGTCATCACGGACGATAGAGCAGAAGCGACCTTCTCCCTCCATCTGGTTAAGAATTTGCCCATAGTAAGCCCCCTCGACAGCAGCGTGGAATGAACACTCAAACTCTTGGTCGTACTTGTCGCGCCCCATCTCCCGCAGCGCATCGTCTAGCTCTGACTGAGCAATGATCTTCGTCTGACTGGCGCGGAACTCGAGCAACTTCCACCCAGGTTCACCTTGTGCCCTGTTCCGCAGATCGTAGAAGTGATTCTGGCCTTTCGGTGTGCCGATGAACATTGCCCAGCCTTGACGGTCGGCTAGAGCAGGTCGGATCACTTCGTTCCAGATTTTCGGGTTTTGATCCCCCACTTCGTCCAGTACCACTCCGTCAAAGTACCTCCCGCGTAGTGAGTCGGGATTGTCGGAGCCGTACAGACCGATCCTGCGATCCCAGAAGTCGACACGAAGCTCTGAAATGTTTGGTGTGGCTCCCAGCGGACGGGTGTAGTGGAGCAGGTAGTCCCAGGCAATGCGTTTGCTCTGTGCATAGGTTGGCGCAATGTAGGCAAATCGTGGGCGTTCCTTCTGGCACATCACCGCAGACTTTACCAACTGGTTGATGGCACTGACAGTCTTGCCTAAACGACGATGCGCCACTACCACCGTAAAGCGGTGCTCCTCCATCGCCTGATGGATCTCAAGCTGCGGCTCCCTTGGGCTGTAGGGAATGATTATTTCTCGGCTGCCCAAGTCACCACCATCTGCATTGGCTGATTCTGATCGCCTGCTACCTCTGTCCTTGCTAGCTTCGGAATGTGGTACTCGATAGCTCTCAAGTACAGGTCAGCGGCTTTGGCTGGGTCAGGCTTAACCTTGTCCCCATCGCCGATAGCAACGGTTTGGAGCCACAAAGCGAAGTTCTCCGCATTGTCCTCCGCTACCCGCCTAATAGCCTCTCTAACGTCCTTTGTGGTCTTATTAGGGATACCCGGTGGCCTTCCCCGACCGTCGTTAGGCTTTTTCCTTCTACTTCCTACTTTTTCTTCCACTTTACCGACTCCTATCGGGTCATCGGTTGACTTTACGTTGATCGCTGACGGATTAGTTGGTCAACATCAGCGTTGCCTTTTTGCTCGGCAGTTGGGGCGAACAATGCTCGGCTTCTGCTGTCTGTAGTGTCTGGCTCGCACAGGTAATAGACTGCGAAACTGTTGCGGGTGACATCTGCTGGACAGGTTAGCGGAGCGGGTAATCCATGCCAACTGCCACGAGTGTCGAAAATTATAGCCCGATTGAACTTTGGTTCAACTGCTTTTACCAGTGTGTCGGGGTCTTTGTACAGTCCAAGGTGACCTCCCCATTCTGGTTTCCATCCTGGTGTCAGGTACACAATCAGGTTTAACCGTCTCTGTAGGTGGAGTTTCGGGTGAAGGTTGTAGTCCAAGTGGACGTTTAACTTTCCTCCCCTGCCGTGTTGGTGCATCCCTCCACCGTGTAACCCTATGTCTGGCATGAGGTCTGCCTTGGTCAGCCGCTCCAGTATTGCGTTGAAGTTGGGACTGAGCAGGTATTGGAATGCCTTGTATGTCTCAGGCTTGAAGTGATGCCAGTCGTTGCAGGTCTGCTTGACCTCGAGCGGGTTGTCGTAGCGGAACCAGCAGTCATCGTCCTTGGCTGGGAACTCTCTCGCTAGGTTGATCGCGTCAGCAAAAAAGTCATCGACAATGCAATGCCAGAAGGGGTGGTGGTCGATAATCACCGCTTGTTTCTGGCACTAATCGCTTTTGCCTTTGCTTTCGCATCGGCCTTGCTGGATGCACCCCAGGCTTGCAGAGACAGCAACAGACGAGTTGGCTTACCGTCCTTGCGCTCCGGCCCCGGCATATTACCCATCCTTGCCAGGAACGATGCTCTCCGCGGGTTGTCGCCTGACTTAACGGGAGGCTTTAGGTCGCTGCCGGGGTTGGCTTTCTCGTAAGACTTGCGTCCGGCCTCGTTCAACCCACCCTTCGGGTTCTTGCCAGCCTTGCGAGTCCATGCGGCACTCATTCGTCCATCATCCCAGCAATCTTGATGATGATCCCGCCCTTGCCTTTAGCCTGACCACCCAACCACCTGTTGCAGACCATATCCTCTGAGCAGACGAAGTTAAGCTGAGCACAGTAACCCATGTCCTCGGCTTCGTCCTCCATGCCCTTAGCAATGCCGTTTTCGAGACAACCTTGCATTTCGTCTGACTGTACGAACGCAGCGCAGTTCTCGCACTTGTACTCTGCGTCCTCGCCTGCTTCCATGTAGTCGGCCTTTTCGACGGCCTTCTTCTTGTTGGCGTCGTTTAGCTCGGCATCACCAGTGACGATTGGGCACTTCATTTCTTCCTCGCTGCTCTCATGTTGTCCACGAGGTTAGGGTAGGGTCGGCCAGCAGAGGCAGCCATCGCTTTAGCTGACTTCTTTTCTTTCTTCGACAGCGGATCAGGCTTGCCCAGCTTCTTCGGACGGGGCTTGTCCCAGATGGCTTTCATTTGCGCCCCGGCATCTTTTTGTAGGCTTTCTTTGGCGTCTTGGCAATCATCTCCTTTGCCACCGACATCGGAACACCAGTGTCTTTCGCCACCTTCTTGCTGCCAGCGGCTGCGTACATGAGTCGCTGTTGAGCCTTGCTAGTGATCGGCATATCAGTCCTCGACGATAGAAGTTAGATGCCCGATTCGGCCTCGTACCCCTATTGTACCGACTTCGTTGAGAATGTCACGAGACAAAAACTTGTAGAAGCCATGTTCCATGTCGAACACCTTTCCACCATCCCACTGCTCGTGGAAGAACTTCTCTATCTGCTTCAGCGTCTCAAACATTTGCGGGATCAGGTTGTAGTCAAACGAATAGAGCCGGGTCATCAGCATCCCATCAGTCCCGACATAATCCAGCGGATAGCCTGTCTGCCTTGCTTGGGCAAACGTAGCTTTGTTCGCAATGTGAGCCTGCAAGTTGAACTGATCGGTCAACACATACCGACCTGAAATCTTAAAGATGTGACTGTAGCGGTTGGGAATGGTCGAGAGAATGTCTATCGTTGTGTGCAATTCAATAGCGTTCTTGATATACGCAACGTCTCGGTCCGTTTTGCGAACGTCTTGAATGAATTTTGACCCATATTGCTTAACAGTCGCTCGAGGAAACACGACATTCTGATGCTCGAAACTTGATTCCAGCACCCAGATTGAAGCAATCGGACACGCTCGGTGAATGCTTTCAATCGTTTGATGCGTTTCGTGCAACCGTTGAGGATCGCCGTTAATAGCAGAAGTAACGAGAAACAGAATCACCATTTACCTCGCGTCGATTTCCAATCCTGCCGAGCAAATACCATCTTGCCGGAATACGGAAGCCCTGCGAAATGATCCGGCAGAAAGAAATGGCTAGGCCAAATCGTGAGGTCACGGTATTCGTAATTTACCCAGGTACTCGTCAACCTCGTCGGGCCTGAGAACTGCCATGCCATCAGGTCGCCAGGATCGTCGTTCAACAGATCATCGACAATCTGCCCGATGAACGGATGGCTAGGGATTGCTCCGACCGCACCGTTAGACAGCAATCCGGGCCTGAGAAGCTCCGACTCCCACGAACACCAGACATCCGGCTCTAGCATCCAGTCAGGAATGGCCCTGGAAGGCTCGGAATCGGCGTCTAACGCGATCCCGCCGTGTTCGTATAGGATCTCCCACCTCATGCAGTCTGCGACGCCACAAAGCTCTGTTTTCCAGAAGTGCTTCATGTGCTTGGCAAGTCGCCAGCCTTTAGACAGGTCGGAGTTGCCCCAGAGGTTGACCTCAAAGTCGGGGTTGAGGTTCTTCCACTTCTGGATGGTTTGGAGCGGGGCTTTGGTCTCGTCGCCCACCCAGACGAAGTGCAGGATCTTGGGGATCACAAAAAAATCCCCCTGCAATAGGGGGAAAAGGAGGAGACGCTCACAGTTTATCCCGTTGCAATTCGATCTGTCTAGCGCAGATTCTGGCGTCAGTTGAGATTTCCAGCGCGAGATTTATTGCGCGGTCGGTTTCTTTTTTTAGCAGCAGGTCGTGCAATTTCGATAGGTTCATCTTCATCGTCAGGTAATTCGTGATCCAGTCCTGCATAGTTTGAACTCCAGAGTTGATAGTTTTGACGCATGACCCTGCGATCCATTGGATCAAGTCCTGCGAGCCTTTCGTGTGATGTGTTGTTCATTATCCTTAAAAGTTGATCGCGGAACACTGGTGGATCGTAATCCAGCCAATCAAGGTATCCGTCAGAAGCGTCTGAAAACAGGAATCGACACGCTGTCCTAGCCTCGACAGTCATGCGAGGACGTTTATCTTCCATGACAGGACGGTGCGTCATGTCTCGGATTGCCAGAGATACGACAGCGGCTAATAGTCGGGCTTCAGGTTGTGAGTCCACGTTTGGCCTTTTCGATTGCTCGGTTGATCCAGCTGGGCGGCGTGGAGATTTCAGCAGAGACGTAGTAGATCGACTGGTAGGGGTGGGAGACATAGACAGCGTTGATGGCTGCCCTGTCATCTGGCCCTAGTTTCTGAACGACAGCATCAACGATCTTCGCGTCTGTCTGATCTGCTAGCGGCTCTTTCCGCTTCCATGCTGCCCAATTGTGTAGCCTCGACTCCACAGAACCTCCCTGATAGTGCGCGGAACCGTTCAGCCCCGCAGTGGAAACAAACATAAAGTTCGACAACAGAATGCTCAGTTATTAATTGATCGACAAGTCTGAAATCATTTTGGCAAGTCATGGCTTAAAAACCTCAGTTCGACGATCCTTGCACACTCTCGCAGCTTTGACACGTTCGTTCGCTTCATCACCTCGATTGCGATTGCAACGAAGGTTTCGATTTCAGCACGTTCATCGTCACCCCACCCGATCAGTTCTGCAATACAAGACTTGAGACGCTCGTCCTTCAGCTTTGCGATTGTCTCAACGACGTATTCCAGGTCATCTCTCGACAGACTGTTGCGCTGCTGGACGAGTTCTATCATCCGTCCAGCGATCTGATCGACAGTGATCGGGTCTTTACGCATTCTTCTCTTTTAGCTTTGCATCGACCATATAAACCAGCGCCTGCCCGTTTGTTTTGTCGCCGAAAGTAACGCGATTGACTAGAGCACGCGCTTCGTCGTCCGTCAGTTCGACCCATTCTCGCGGTGCGGTGTAGAGCGGCACCGTATGCGGCGGATCTGGCTCCATCACAAAACAATCGGGCCATCCGTGGATACGGCTATCCGCGTAGGCAACGGGTTTCTGCATAATGGCAGGCGGTGCAGCGTATAGCGGTCGCACGTTAAAACCGTTCTCTCGTTTAATGTCAGCATAGTCCTGAGTCATCCAGTCTCGGATCACCTCGTCTCGGTTGTCTGCCATAAAGTCGTACATCCACGCCACCGGCTCCGCAGTCTGCTCGATGGCAGCGCGGAGGACGGTGATGGCGCTTGCTACACCATCCGGCCCAGATTTCCACGGATCTTCCAACGCCTCCAGCGCCTGCTTCATAACTGCGATGCTCATATGTTCTTCTCCTTAAGTTTCGCTTCGATGGCGCGGGCAATACGTTGCGATGTAGTTCCGTCGCGGGCAAAAAGGTTTCGGTTGGGTAACTTGATGCAGTCATTTACCTCCTCATCCGTCAGTTCGACCCATTGGCGCGGTTCCGTGTACAGCGGCACTGTATGCGGTGGGTCTGGCTCCATTACAAAACAATCGGGCCAGCCGTGGATTCTGCTATCGGCGTAGGCGACGGGTTTTTGTGCCTCTGGCAAAGGTTTGTAGTTCGCTATCATTTCGTTGTCTGTTACATCTATATAACTGCCGTCATCAAACTCAAGTTTGAAATAGTCCGGCGCAGCAGGGCGCTGTCTAACCAACTTAGATACCCGCGCTTGGGTTTTGTCGTCATTGTCAATAACCCGATCACCCGGAATGATGGTGTCCACCCATCTGAGAGGTTTTGGCACTGCGGGCGCGGTGTACAAAGGTCGCACGTTAAACCCTTTCTCACGCTCAATTTCCGCGTATTCTTGAGTCGTCCAATCGCGGATTATTTCGTCCCGGTCGTCGGCTAGGAAGTCGTACATCCACGCAACCGGCTTCGCTTTCTGCCGCGCACAGACCAGACAACCATCACCGGGGATCATGGCCTTCCAGCCGCATTCCTTGCACAACTCCAAAGCGGTCTGGTCGTACTGCTCTTGGCGCGGTGCGGTGTATAGCGGAATTGACCATGTAACGGATTGCGGCACAGGTATTTTGTGCAACGGATTTGCTCGAATAGCTCCGTGCGGTGACTCAACCCACGCCACCGGCTTCTCAGCCTGCTCGATGGCGGCGCGGATGGCGGCAGCAGCATCAAATGCGACCTTGTGCGGATACATGGTCACTATTGGCCCGCCGTCTTTCGGCTTCCTAACTTGAATCTTGGTTTCGGGATTCTCATACCGCGCCAATGTCTCTAGCGCATCCAGCGCCTGCTTCATTGCCTCGATGCTCATTTCTTCCCCCACAAAAACCGCAACGTCAGACCATCAACGAAGTTCCGCTTGAACCGCGTCTCCGGTGCCCATGCGACGTAGCCGGTGATGATGCCAACGGCCCAGCCGATAAAAAAGGCTTCGGTCATATCTCCCCCTTCAGCACTTTGGCTGCATACAGATACTGATTGTGCTGACCGCCAGACCGCTCGTGCAGGCGCTCCAATATCAGCACACAACGCTCACGCTCGGCCTTTACCGCCTCACGCACCGCTACACAGGCAAGGCGCTGGCACTTGTCGTGGCAAGTGTGAATTCCGTCGAACTCCATGCGCTCACGCTCGGCAGCTGCAGCACGCTTTGCAAAGCGCATCAGAAAGGCCAGATCCTTTTCTGGCGTCTCCGATAGCTCCAAAAACGCTCCGGCCTCGGCAGCGATCTTCAGGATGTCGTCTCGGTTCATTTCGCACCTCGTGCTCGGATGGCGGCGGCAGCTTTGATGTATGTCTTGGCATTAAAGGCAATCTGAACACACGCCTGACGCTCGGCTGCGGCGACAAGGGCGGCGAAGCGTTCAAGCTGTCCATCTTCAAACGACCAGTCAGGGAAGTCGTTGTTGCGCTCTGCGCCAGCCTCTCGCGCCATGCGGATGATGTCATCTCGGTTCATCGCTCCAACCTCCCATCTGGGTTGCCATCACCGTCAACACTGACAGAGGTGGCTGGGACTTCGTAAGTAGACCAGCGGTGCCCACACTCCACGCAATCCCTCAACCGCCACTTCCAGCCGTACCTAGTGTCCCTGCGGCTCTCCTTCACCTGTGATTTCCAACTTCCACACTCAGGACACACGGTTTTCCCCTGTAATGATGATCGGCACTCTGTCGCCGAACCCTGCAAACGTCAGCCTCTCCAACCGGCAGTAAAGCGTCCTGCGAATGATCTGCTTACCGTTGAGAGGTAACCGCTTGCCTGTCAGGTGGTACTCCACAATTCCCTTACAGTCAGCAATTAGCGACTCAACTATTTTCTGCTCGTTTGTCATGACCGTGTATTAGGGGAAACCCGCAGCTTTGCTTTCATCTCTGCCAGTGCAGCCCGACCAATGTCTGTCTGAACCTTCGGGGCTGGAAGGGCGTCATAGGTTCTGTGCTCTACTCGGTCGAAGTCCTTGCACATACCGATAAACTCGGAGAGGTTGGGGGGCCATTCGCGTTTCTGATGCGGAATAGCGTCCATGACCTTTCGCAAAACATCTGGCTTGCAGGATTGCAGGAAGTTATTCCAGGCTTCCTTGGCTGGCATGATCGCGTTGTCGTCATGCTCAAACATGACCTTGAACTTCTGCGCCCCGTACAGAGCAACAAACCTCTCAAAAACTCGGTCTGCTAAGTGCATTTAGCCGCTCCTGATAGTCAGCATCGATAACGGTCACAACGTCTGGTTGGCGTCGGCCCATCAATAAGTCCATTTTGCGATCTTGCTTGGCAGGTTGGGAATTAGGGGAAACCCTAGTGTTGCGAATCCAGTTCCGCCACGTTGCTGTCCAATCGGCCTTCAGCCCCTTGCTACCAGGCTGGGCAATCCAGTAGTCGCGGAACGCATCAAAGACATCGAGAGGCTTTAGGTCAGGCCGCTTGCTACGGCAGAACTCTTGCCAATCGTCAGGAAGGCTAGTCAGGTCGAATCTGGTGCCTCTATTCTTTTGACGGTTCTCTGACGGTTCCCTTATGGTTAAGGGTGAACCACGTTCGGGGGTGGGGTGAACGTCGTTCGGGGGTGGGGTGAATATTGTTCGGGGGTGAACGTCGTTCGGGGGTGAACCACGTTCGGGGGTCATGACGTACAAAGTAGCCCGTCCGGTCCTAAACTGGCGCGTCAGAAACCCGTTAGCTTCCAGCCATCCAACCGCTAATTGCACCGCTCGGTCAGATAGCGAACACTTGCGTTCAAGCGTTGAGATGCTAGGGAAGCAATGCCCCTCATCGTTTGCGTTGTCGCAAAGAGCAAGCAGAACTAGCTTTTGCGTTGACGGAACTTCTGCATCAAAGGCAGCGCACATGAGTTTAATGCTCATGCTCTGCCTCCATGTATGAGATATACAATAAATTTAAGTCTTTACAAAAGTTATCGTTTGTCAGTAATTCGACTAAATTCTCAATAAACTCATCACTCGATCTTGCATAAAAAATACTTGCGACTCCACCAACAAAAAAATCTTTGTTGTTTGCGAATTGTCTCGGATGCAAACCGCCGACAACTTTTCTGTTGACTTGGTGAGCCACCAAACCGGATACAAAATCACCAACATTTAACTCTGCATACGGCAAAAGATTGTTAATCATCTCCTTCTGCTTATGCACGATCTCATGGCAGTCCCGGCACAAACAAACGAAATTACTTAACTCATACTCCCAAGGAGCATGGTCTCGTTTGTAGTTCTTGTGATGGACGTTTAACGTCGTTTCTTTGTCGCCGCACCGCTCGCAAGCAAACCCAGCGCGTTGCATCGTGTCAAGACGCGCCCTCTGCCAACGAGGGTCACGGAGCATCTCAAGATAGCTCTCGGCTTTCTTTCGTTTACGCAAAACAATCTCCAGTGGTGGACGACCCCAGTGTGAGAATTACCGGGGGCTGCCCACCGTTGCAGTGAACTTACGGCATCTGAGGCCGTCCCCGCTGGAGACTGCTTGCGATGCCCCTTTTGCGCTTCTCACGGCGCTAAGAGATCATACAATTGCAATGCTGCGCTTGCAACCTTACGCCAACCTTACACGCGAATCTTTCCAGCCTCGCACAGAGCAACCAACGTCTTGCGGAACGCATCCTCCCAAGCCTCCCGCCGTTCCTCTCCCGACATCTTCGACCCCTGGTCAATAGCAAAGTGGCAGTGCTGACAGAGTGCAGCGGTAAAGCAGTCGTGTGCTTTCATCCCCAACCCCTTGCCGTATGCACCCCAGTTAGCGTGTGCGGCTTGTGTCTGACCATCCAGACCGCATCGCTGGCAGTCGAGACTTGCTACTGCTTTGAGCCACGCTTTGCTGCGTACCATCTCATGATCTCCTTTGCCAGTTCTTCCCTGCCTGCTATGCCGCGAGCCTTTTCAACACGCTCGAGATACTCCGTCCGTTTAGGCTTTGTCCAAGACAACACAGTCTGAGCCTCACAGTAGATCGTGTAAGCCTTGGACTGTAGTCCGACTACGGAGCCATCAGGGAGAGTGACGAGTCTTGCGTTGTCGTGTCGTTCGCCGCACGCAAAACAGACATCTCGTCCGTCTGCGTCAACCCGTGATTTATCGCCCATGCCAGCACCTGCTCAACGTAGTCGGAAAACTGTGCCTTCGTCAGCCCTGTAGTCGTCGGCTCTGCCTCCATCACCTGACCGTTGGGCAACTCCAACATCCTCCCAGGCAAGTACCGAGTCTTGAAGTAAGCGTGCCAGACATCCTGATCGTGAGCCTGACCCTGCGGACGTATCTGCTCGCTGATCGCTGACAGTGTGGCCCAGTAAAACGAGTTCTGAGCGCTTGTTCTGTTGGGTGGCTCTATCCGTACCACCCAGCCATGTCGAGCGGTTTTGACGGCTTCTACAGCCCTCTGTCGGGCAGTGTCGTGCGCTAAAGTAAAGATCATGGTTAGAGTAGGCTCGATTGTTCTTGTTTATGTTGCGGTGTTATTCCGATTAGTGATGGCTGTGCGTATGCGTTAGTGATGCGCTCGCAGGCAATGTCGAAATACTTCGGTTCGCGCTCAATCCCAATGAACTGACGGCCCATCTGGACTGCCGCAACGCCTGTCGTTCCTGACCCCATAAAAGGGTCTAGGATCGTCTGCGGGTTTCCAGTTTGGTTGATGCACCACGCCATCAACTCGACCGGCTTTTGAGTTGGGTGTTCTTTGCGATAAGCCAGCACCGACATACGGAACATCTTTGCGGGCTTGTTCATGCTCGCCCAAGCCTGCTCGCACATCGCCAGCGAGAAGTTTTCTGGCTGAATCTTGTCCCAGACCAAGAAGCACTTGGAAGGCGGCAGACTGAAATAATTGCCGCCCCAGATCACCTGCTCCTTTGAGCACTCCAGCAGGCTCTGAATAGTGTATGAATCAGGCGGCGCGGCATCCCACTCCATCCGCTCATGCTTTTGCCTGACCGGATTAGACGCGATCCCGATCCCATAAGGCGGGTCAGTAATGACGGCATCAACCTTTGGCAATTGAGGCAGGATCTCCCGGCAGTCACCAAGATAAAGAGTTGCATCGCCAATTCTTTCGATCCTGCTCACAGTTCCACCTCTTTCAATTGCCAACGGTTGCCTTCCTTGAACCACCCATGTAGCACCACCCGCCACCCTGACCGAAGCATCTCCGGGTAAGCCTCGGCCTCCTCTATCTTGTGCCGACGAGCAGCGAGGTTCGCCTTGCTTGTGACTTGTATCGCCACCGTCTCGCCGTGACCGATTGCAAGCAGGTCAATGCAGCCCCAAAGGTCGTGCTTTCGCTTTGTGAACGAGTTGTAATGCTCGACCAGTGCTACCTGATAGCCATGCGAGACATAGAGAGCCTTTGACCGAGCAGTCAGGCTAGACATTTTCGATCTGCACATCGATGTTGGCGTACTGCGGACACAAGTCTCCCAGCTTGACTACCCCTCCCGTCAACTCCTGAATCTGCAAAGCCCTCTTGATCGGAACCCCCCGAGTTTTCCACCCGTTTACTGCCTGTTTGCTGACCTGCAACTGCTCACACAGCTTCCCCTTCGTGCCTACCAGAGCAGCGGCTAGGTTGATCGCATCGTTCGGTGTCATCGCAACCTCAAATTGTAAAAGTTGTAAAAAATGGAACTCTCTGCTTGACCTCTGGATGAAGTCTACTGTACTCTTCTTTCACCGTCAACAAACAACAACCGAGGACAACATGAGCGACTTTGGAATCGACCTGCACTGGATTCGTGAGGACAACTACAACGACAGTCTCGAGCGTCAACAAGAGTGGGAGAGCGACGAGATTGCTTGCTGGCTCGACTCAGCGACAGCAAAAGAAATCCTCTGGGTCTGGGTTGACCTAGACCGCGATACCGACATCACCACCGACCAAATGATCGAGATGCTCTGGAACGGTGAGGATGCAAAAGCAATGCTCAAGCAGCGCATTCAGGAACTGGCAGAGAAACAGTACGACACCTGGAAGCAGTCATCCAAACTCGCATACAAGGTGGCGAAATGAAACACCTCGCAATCATCGCAGCAGGAGTAGTCCTCGGCATCACAGCAGTCGATTGGAGCATCGGTTCAACCTCAACCATCGGAGACCTTGTTTGGCAACTCATCTCACGGATTTAGATTTTAAGTGGACTCCCGGCGTCGCTACAGATGTGCAGCAAACGTGGCGACGATTCGGGTGGACACCACCGAGCGAACAGGAACAATACCTAACCAAGTGGCAGAAATATCGAGGGACATATGAAACAGATCGCATCATCGTTGGTCAAAGCACAGAAGGCTTTCGGGCCTGCGTTGAAATCCTCCACCAACCCGCACTTCAAAAGCAGATACGCTGATCTTGCGGCTTGCGTAGAAGCTGTTATTGACGGGCTGAACGGGAACGGAATCATGCTCATGCAGCAGACGCACGAGTGCGAGGACGGAGTGATCGTCGAGACCGTATTCGTTCACGAGTCCGGCGAAACACTGTCGGCCGGTAAGCTCCACGTTCCTGCTGCAAAGCAAGACCCGCAGGGCTACGGATCGGCCCTGACCTACGCTCGCAGGTACAGTCTGATGGCGGCTTGTGGTATCGCTCCAGAGGACGATGACGGTAACGCCGCGGCAAAACGCCCGACACTTGACCCAGCACCGTACATCAACCAGTTGATGAAATGCGCGACGTTAGACGAACTCAAGACGATCTACGGTCATGCCTACAAAGCCCATCAAGGGACTGAGGCAATGAATCTGATCGAAGCATCTAAGAACAAACGCAAAAACGAACTCATGGAGGTGAAATGATGCAACCCGCAATCCTGCTGAATGACCAACAACGTGCCATGCTCCGAGCCGCTGCTCGAGTCGGACGCGACTATCAACACGACAACAAGGAACTTGAGGTGGCCATCGCTCAGATCAAATCAATCAACCCTGGTGCCTTCTACAACCCCGACACGCTGATCCTGCGGAAGTTCTTCCACGCTCCCAAGTTTCCGATCCCCCATCAATCATGGGTGAAAGCATGAACATCAACATCCACAAAGTCGAATCCGTCGAACTGTCAGAAATCAAAACCTTGCACACCGAAAGCTGTCGGGTTTTCTCGCAGCGGTACATCGTCATCAAAACAAAGGACTCTCAAGTTGAGATCGTTCTGTTCGCGGAGAACGATGAAAAACTGGAGGTGAAGACATGAACTGGCCCGGACTAGCTCGCATCACCGACCCTCAGACCAGCCACGAGGCAGCAGGCAGCGTCGATGCCAACAGACTTGAGATGGTCGTGCTGGCCGAGTTCAGGAGCGCAAAGAAAGGTCTGACCGCAGACGAACTTGCCAAGCGTCTGCCAGGACTCCCGCTCAACACGATAACGCCCCGGATAGCGCCGCTGGTGAGGAAAGGCTACCTGATGCCTACCGGACGCAGGAAAGCCGCTTCTGGACGGTTTCAGAGGGTTTTGGAGTGGGTGGAGCCTGATAACGAGGAACAGTCGCTGGATTACTTCAACCGATATATTGCCGGGGATCGCTGATGGAACAGCGCACAGAACAGTGGTTTCAGGACAGGCTGGGTCACGCTACAGGCTCTCGCGCTGCCGACATCCTTGCAGGCAAAGACACGCAAGCAAGAAAGGGATACCTGACCCAACTGGTCACGGAGCGACTGACAGGTCGAGCGCAGGACTCGTTTGTTAACGCAGATATGCAACGTGGGATCGATGTTGAGCCGCTTGCAAAGGCTGCGTACCAAGCGAGTTATGAACTGACGGACGATGTTGGGTTTGTGAAGCACCCGATGATCCGTTGGTTTGGTGCCAGCCCTGATGCTCTGGTTGGGTCGGACGGTCTGGTGGAGATCAAGTGCCCGAGATCAACGACACACCTTGACTACATTCAGAGCGGCAAACCTCCGGCAAAGTATGTCCCGCAGATGCTGGCTCAGCTTAGCTGTACCGGCAGGAAGTGGGTGGACTTCGTGTCGTTTGATGACAGGTTCCCCGAGCATCTTCGGTTGTTTGTAGTCCGGTTTCAGCCGACAGAGGAGGAGATCGAGAAGTTCGAGAGCAAGGTCAAAGAGTTTTTGTCTGAAGTCAACAACCTAATGGAAAAACTATGCCCATCGCATACGAAGTGATTGCTAGTACCGGAACCTACACAAACAAACAGGGAGAGGAGAAAAAACGCTGGCAGAAGATCGGCGTTGTCATGCAAGGCCCGAAAGGTCTGACGCTTAAGATGGAGTCAGTTCCTGTCGGCTGGGATGGCTGGGCAACACTGGCTGAACCGAAGGCACGAGATGACGCCCCATTCTGACCCTACCAACCCCGACCACTACAAAGGGGCGGTTGAGTGCATCGATGCCATTGCAGTCGCTACGGAAGGACTGCAAGGCATGGAGGCTTTTTGCACCGGAAACGCGATTAAGTATCTCTGGCGGTGGAAGAAGAAGAACGGCAGAGAGGATTTAGAAAAAGCTCAGTGGTACATCAACCGGCTTTTGCGATCATTGTGAGCGCATGGGAGCGGACTTCTTCCACCCTCCGTTCCCAGCCTTTCCCGAATACCTCCCAGGTCTTGAGTTCTTTCAGGAACGCCAGCCGCTTGTCGCAGTACAGGTTCACAAGGTCATTCGGCACCATCGCCTGTGCAACTCGCAGCGTCATCGGCCCGATAACACCGTCAGGCTGCACTCCAACAGACTCCTGAAGCCACTTGGATGCTCTGCCAACACCACTGTTGATCGATGCGTCAAACACGCAATAGTCGATCCCTGCTGGCAAGTCGTCGCCTTTTACCTTGTCCCAATACTTCGTTTTATAGAGCGGAGCAACATCGTCATGCGTCAGTGCTTTCATATCGTCAACACTGACAGGATGACCGCAAAACTCCTCCCAAACCTTTTGCGTGCAGCCGTGGTTGGTGGCGCCGCCTGGGTCATCCTTGTGATTGACGAAGCCTCCCTCGTGATGGAGGACGCGAGCAAGCGAGTCTTTCCAAGTGTCGATCATTTCTTCATCAAGTCCTTCTGTTGACTGGAGTTGGACGAACCCAACCAGAAGTTGTACACGCTGGCAGTCTCTCGAGCCAGGACGCCCAGCAGAAGCATCATGACATCGCTACCCGTCAGCGTCATGTAGCCCAGCGCAGAGCCTACAAGCAGTCCAAAGAACCCCGCAACGGTGACGATAGACAGCACAGCAGGGATGCGGCTGCGCGTGGCTACCTGCATCTCTCGTGCGGACTTCGTGTTCTCGACGTTTAACTCAAACAGTTTCGTCTGCTGAGCCATCTTCGCCAGTTCACCGTCCTGCTCTAGCTTTGCAAGCTCCCGTTTGGCAGCTTCAGCAGCAGCAGGGTCAGGCAAGACTCGATCAAGAATCTTGCCGCCAATGTCAAGGAGTGGGCCGAGTGGGATCATCTTTTTCCTTTGAAATCATGTTAGCCGCGGCATAGGCACCCTTCCGGCCTACCAACCCGCCGACAGCACCGATACACAGCAGCATGATGTCTTTCAGGATCGCTAGAAACTGCTGGTCGATAGGGCTGATGCGCTCGAGGTCATGCTCAACGAACATCACCGCATAAAGGATAGCCGCAACACTACCAAACAGAATAAAATTCAGCGTCAGCACCACTACCGACCACGTTCTGACTTCAATCTGTTCTGTGTTCATCGGCTTATCCCTGCAAGCGTTGCCATCAGCACTACAACAAAGAACATAGCACCAGCGAGGTACTTCACTGGTTCGCCTGATACCAAGACCAGATGTAAGCGGCAGAATGGTAGAAGATAATGCCACCGATCCCTAACACTACAGCCAGCAGCATCCGCTCCTTCCGCTGCTTAAGACGTAGCTCGGCATCTTCCTCGGCCTTCTTCTTTGCCGCCAACTCAGCAGATTTCCGCTTCTGGATGATAGCGTTGCGCTCCCGTTGGATCTCGTCCCAGATGTCAGACTGTCCTGACCAGATGAGGTACTGCTTCAACTCATCGGTCATATCGCGGATTTTCTTCGCAGCAATGACGGACTCGAGAGCCTCTGACATTGCAGACTTCTGCTGTTGCTCCGGCAGCTTTGCTCGTTCATCTGTTGACGCTTTCTGGATCTGATCCTGCGCGTCAAATAGTTGCATGAATTCGCCTAGACACTCTTTGGCGTCCTTGCCGACCTGGATGGCTTGTTTGATGCCTGCGACCGCAGCCTGTGCAGCAGCAAGTGCGACCGCGATCTCTACCATCTCACACCTTCATAACAAGCCCAAGCAGTAACGCAATGATAAACGCAGCACTGCCGATCAGTATCTGCTCAAGACGCTTTAGACGAGCGTTGATGCCCTCATAGCGGACAGCGCAAACTTGTTCATGCGTCATTAACTTAGCCTCGACTTCGTTTGCGGTTGTCATGTCTTGATGATGAAGTAGACCCCCAGGTAGGGCGGCAGATTAGCATTCGTACCAGACGATCCAGTTGTTGAAATGCTAGTGGCAACAGTAACGCCAGTAAATGCGTGTGACATTGTGTCAGCGAACGAAAAGAAATTAAACGATCCGCTTTGTAGTGTTGGGGTAGCACCCTGATATGCGTATGGATAAGTCGTGTAATGTGTATGACCAGGATCGCTTACAGATGAAGTTCCAGTGTGAGTGTGGCTGACAACGATTGCGTCTTTGCTACCACCAGTTGAGTTAGCACTGTACGTCGTGCCAGCGCCGACAGGGAAGCGGTCTCGGAAGTCCGGCAGGTTGAACGTAGTAGACCCGTCACCTGATCCAAATGCCGTACCGACTACCGCAAACAGCGCCGAATAGGTAGACCGAGACACCGCAGAGCCGTTACAGAGCAGATACCCTGACGGTGCAGAAGCAGTCCCCCACATCACCATGCCACCAGTCGGAACGTAATTAGGCGCAGACGATACCCACCCGCTACCGTCAGATGTTAGGACGTTGCCAGACGTACCAGATGACGATAGGCCAGTCCCGCCACCAGCGGCTAGTAGTTGGTTCGATGCCTGATTGCCAGCTTGGAAGTCTTTCAACTGCGACATCAACTCGCGGATGGCATTGTTGATGTTCGCCGGAGGACAGTTCTCAGCGATATTGATGTTGTCAATATCAGTGTTGTTGTCTGGATTGGTGTCGAACTCGCTGATCTTTGTCTTTGCCATGATTACTCTGCCTCAAGTCCGAATGCTTGCCCGTAGCCAAGTTTGAGTGCTCTACGCTTCAATTGCTCGCTGACCGGAACAAGTTCAGCAGTTGT